ATCCAGGAGAACATTTGACAACCTAACATTGTACTGCTTAACCAATTCTTGAATCCGTGTACTTGTTTCAACTATTCCACTTCTAACAAGTTCAACCATTTCAACAATAGTCCAGCCGTTCCAAACTATCAAAATAGTTTTATCGCGTCCGAACCGTGCGATGTCGCCCGTGATATAGAACACTCCGTCGCCCATTATTTCATTTCTGAACATTTGGTTTAGATTGAAGGTGTTGAATAGTTTGTCACTGTCGTCGTCGAACTCCCAATTTCCCTCATAAAGTCTTTTCCTATCGTACTCTGGGAGGCGTTGCAAACTTTCTAAATAACTAGGCGGCAAATATGGATTGTCGGTTGGTAGGGCTTGGACGAATGCTCTATGCTTTGGCAATTCGCCGTTCTTATGCTTCAAATAAAACTCATTGTATATCCATCCTTTCGACGGGTTGCAAGTCATTAAACCTTTGGGCTTGAGTTGGTATTCATTCAATTTGAAACGGCAACGGCTATGCACTATTGAAACCGCCTTTTCACTTATCTCAGAAACCTCATCAATAAAGTAGTCCGTGATTTCTAGTGAGCCTAAATCTTCAAAGTTTGGGTCAGATGGATAACTGAATAAGTCCATCAAATAAATTTCACTCTTATTAAAAAAAGTGATTGTATTTGATTGCATATTGATAGTGTAGTGCGTTCCAACTTTCAATCCCAAATATTCGGCAACCTCAAAGAAAGTTTTAAGGGTTGTTTTCTTGAGTGTGTCTAATTTGCTTCGACCAATCAAAGACCTTGTGCCGGCATATTTTAACCGTCTAAGAATCTGCCACGTACAACCTAGGCGAGTTTTTCCCGATCCTGCAGATCCTCCAAAAAGCACCTGCTCGACATCGGTTGAGTTGGCTAATTGTTCTAACGCTATCAACTGTTTATCTAGAAACCTAGGTTCAATCATTCACTTTCAATTTCCAAACGTGTTCTTTCTTTCCATACATACCAATCATTTTGATCTCTGACTTAATCAGTAAACCTTGCGCGGTTAAGTCTGTCAATGTTCTGCGAATACTTGTGATTGGGTATTTCTTCAATAGTTCAAAGATATGGGACGGCTGCCATTCAGCAACCTTTTGAAACAAGCCGAGTATAACAACTTCTTGTTTCTCATTCTTTTGAATAGACGCAGACAATTCCGCGCCTATCTCGTTGGTGGTGTTATAGTACATTAGTTTTCTTCAGATAGTAAAAAATCAAGAACTCCAATTAACACAACAGAACCCATGACCAATCCTATTGTGGTCATTATAAAAACTGCCTTATCAAAGTTTTTCTCATATACCGAAGTCGCCTCCCAATGCCAACCTTCTTTAATTAGAAAAAAAGCGGTTTCTGAAATCCAAGTGATTAGTGAAATGGCAAATACTATTTTAGTATATCGCCATAAAATTGCCGTGTTTTGAATGTCCATTGTTCTGTTATTTAATTTGTGATTTGATAAACCAAATATATGCCAATCGCTTTTGTTCTGCGACGATATAACTCTGGTATTTTTCGAAGTTTAAAGGTTGTTGTTTAATCAACTCCCATTTAGTCTTGGTCAATCTATATTCATCGAACACAGTCGCCTTAGCCTTGCGCCGCCATTCGGTCACAAGTGAATCGGGAATCTCGTCATCCTTAACAATCCCTTGTTTGATTACCCAATTCCACATTCTCGGACCAAAGAGTTGAACACTCAAATAGTTGCCCTTCATTGCCTGTTCTAAATGGTCGTTGTAGATATTGCGCGTTATGCTATCATCTTCGGGGGTGCCTAGTAACTGAATCGCATGATCCTCGTGTACCGTCTTTTGCGCTTGTTGGTTCGCCTTGCGTTGCATCTCTGCATACTGCGCCAACACATCACCAATAAACGAAGCGTCGAAGCTGCCAAAGTGGTTTATCTTAGACGGCATTGTGCCCGCTGCATTCAATCCAAAAGACAATTCAAAACCTTTTGAAGTGATACCCATGTAATTGTCGCAGCACCAGGCGAACAGTTGCGCCGCACTTTCGGGACTAGGTAGACTGCATCCAATCAAAGCGCAAATCTTCAGCACTAATTGATTGAACTCATATTGGTCACATTCAATCAGCAACTTACTATTCTTTGCCTCGAATATCTTTCGATCAATTCCTTTTACCGACTGCGGAATCAAGGAGTGCGGCGGCGTCTTGTCTTGAAATTCTTGAGGTAAGTTTTCCATTGGTGTCATTTGATTTTAGTTTGTCTTGGCTTGAGGTAATCCAGTTACGCGCGGCGGCTTTCCAATCTTTCATCTTATTCTTTCCTACCATCCATCCCTTACTTTCGTAGAAGTTGAAGAACTTTTGACCTTCAGCGGGTAAAACTGTCGCGCTAAAATACTCATTCACCTCCTTCAAAGTTGGTTTCTTAAACTGTTTAGAACCATTCTTGATATACCACTCCATCGACCATTTACCGTTATTCACTTCAAAGATTGCTTTCATTTGTCCAGCTTGTTGGTCGAGCATCACATCCGCATCATCCGCTTCGCCGTGACCGTCAATGATTAACTGTGCGATGAATAAGTACGTCAGTCGGAATTGCGCGGGTATCACTTGCGCTTTTAGATACATCATTGCTTGGTTTGTCATCTAGTATAGATTTGAATTGTTCGTATTGTTCTCTGAATGTCTTATCGGTTTGGTACCACCCGTCAAATACTTTAATGGCATTTAAAACGGTTGCGTGGTTTTTGCCAAATACTTTAGCTGACCTTGATTTTGACCATGCCAACTCTCTCACGGTGTAAACGTACACAAACATTCGGGCGTTTACAACTTCGCGTTTGCGTAATTTGGAAAACATTTCCATTTCAAGACACCCGAAAGTGTTTGCCGCTTGTCTACATATTCGATACACTGGACTGTTACCTAGAATCTTGTTGAACTTTTCACGTTCGGTTGCAAAATTAGTGACTTTGTTTAGAAGAACAGAGGCTAATTCCCTCTGTTCTTTTGGTATCAACTGCATCAACTCAATTAGTGCTGCCATCATTCACCTCCTTTATTGATTCATTCAAAATAGATAGCACATCTTTAGCTGACTTACCAGAAGCCTCCATAATTCGAAGTAGGTAGGCTATCTTGCCCCCCATCATTGTGATGGGTTCGTGCTTCAGCTTGTCGCCCGTTGGGCGGGACACGTTCAATGCCTTGCAAAAGTCATTCTGCGTCTTAAATGAACTGTTGATTAAGTCAGTCCATGGAGTTCGTTTTCTTTTCATTTGATTATTTAATTAGTTCGGGGTTGTCGTGGATGTTGCTTTTGATAACCAATCTGCTTTGGTCAATTAATTGATAGTAATAGTTCGTATCGAGTAATTCAAGCGATTCCCCCGCAAAACACACAAATCTGTCTATCCATTTCATAAGGGTAGTAGTCTCATGGCTTTCGTGATACAACACATCCCCCTCGTAAATCTCTTTCCCGTCCTTGTCTTTTAGCCCCGTGTATTGACCAACGGTTTCGGGCACGACTATATGTAAGTCATAATCAAGTAGGTTTTGTGAATAAGTAACAAGTATCTCTGTTCTGCCAGAATGTTTCGCTAAACTACCGTAGCACCATTTACCATTATCCACCCGCTTTCCGCGAAATTTTATTTCTCTGTTCATTTGATTATGGTGTTAGGTCTAAAATGGCAATTCTTCTACTTCATCCTCGTTAGTTGACTGCGGTGCTTGTGGTAAAGCGGCTGGCGCGTTACGATTCTGTGCCGCCATAGCTGCTTGAAGTCGTCCGTATTCGGGAGTGGCTGCCATTTGATTCTGCAAAAATTCGGGAAGTGAATTGTAAATCTCCCAATCGAAGGCGTCATAACTCAAAATCTTATTTGGGTTAATTTGATCGGGGCAAGTCATTGACTTCATCACTGGCGCAACACTTGAGATATTCGAATAAGTTTTGCCGTCTTTCTCTGTGTGAACAATAGTCAACGTGCAAGGCGCACCGAGTAGATTAGATACATCAAATCGCTTTGCTTCATCTTCGCTAAACGCTTTGCCTCTCCATTGCTCTAGGAATTTACGAAGCCCTGCTTTCTCGTGCATGGACAAGGTGAATGTCTTGGATATTGACATTGGTTGTTCACCGTTTTCGGGCTTGAATACGCGAAGTTCATTCGGTAGCTCAAAGGTCAAACGAACTTTTTTCGAGTTCTTAGATTGTCCCTCCCACGTTTCTGAAACCGTACCGATTTCAATCATTGAATAGCAGCGTGCTACTTGTAGACCGCTTGGGATCAATTCTCTTTCGAAGTTTCCTCCGCCGTTGTTTTCTGCGATAATTGGCATTTTGTTTTACTTTTTTTGGTTATTATTTATGATTCAAATTGTTTCCACATTTGGTCGTAGGCAATTACACCCAGTCCCGTTCTTAGCTTTTTAACGGCCGCATCATTCAAGTTGATGCCCTCGAAGATTGCAACCTTCATAGTTGCACATGGCTCACTTAACTTTTCAATCCGTTGCTCTTTGGTCAGTTTAATTGACCACGTTTGATTGAACGCATCAAATGCGTGTTGAGCAGTGAACCAATTATGCAGGCTCAATAAGCCATACCATTCGGCGCGGGTTCTCATTTGCGTAGCCCCGCTTTAATTTGATTATCAAGCAATAGAATAGAATCCGATGCAAGAAAGTCA